CTTTATAGAAAAGAAGATGAGTATATCATGTACCGTCATGCTGCTCGTGGTAAAGTAAAAAACTTTGTAAAAAATTATGAATACATTGATAACAATGATGTCTCCCATTTAAAACCAATCACACTAGAAAAAGGTAACGAGATACTTGACCGTGTAGAAAAAGGTATGAAGTATAGTAACATCTATATCTTTTATGATGAGACACCAAGAGAAACAGAATTAGAACACGAGCCAAGTGAAGAAGAACACAAATTTACCTCTACAGGTATTAAGTGGTGGCGTCACCAAGAAGCAATGATGAATTACAAGAATGGTGACCCTAACACCGTTATTTCTACACACATAAGTCCAGAGGGTGCATGTAATCTTAAATGCCCTTATTGTAGTGTAACGTACAGAGATACACATAGTCGTATAGACATGGACACAATAAAAGACTATGTAACAAAACTAAAAACGAGAGGATTGAAAGCCGTAATATTAACTGGAGGTGGCGAACCTACGGCTTACAAACACTTTAATGAATTAGTACGTTGGTTATACAATGAAGGATTACAAGTTGCATTGATTAGTAATGGTAGTAAGGCATACTGGAAACGAGTTGATGAAGATGTATGCAAAATGTTTACATGGGTACGAATTAGTATTAATGTATTCTTTGATTGGGAAAATAGAATAGGACTACCACTAGAAAAATTTGATATGTCTAAAACAACAATAGGTAACTCTATGGTTTATACTGTAGAACATGAGGCAAGTGACGAAGTAATGAGTGATAGAGTTGGTCTCTTAGAGAAAGTATCTAAAGTGGCAGACGCTTGTGGTAGTAAGTATATACGTCTATTACCCAATTGTTTATTACAACAAGAGAATTTGATAAGACAACATAGAAGTTTAGATAATGTATTGAAACAAGTTAAAGACCCTAGGTTTTTTCATCAATACAAAATACATGGCGCACCTAAACAAAGCACATGCCATCAAAGTTATTTTAGACCTTATCTATCTGAGGAGATACATAAAGAAACAGGCAAACCTGGTACTGTATATCCGTGTGATAGTGTGGTGTTAAATGATAACTATGAACACTTCCATGAACGTTATCAATTATGCCATGCCTCAGATGTACTAGACTATATGGATAAAAAAGTAAAACATAAATTTGACGCACACAAAGATTGTGCAGGTTGTGTCTTTACAAACAATGTTAATCAATTAGATGACTTTATACATGGCAAACTGGATAGATTTGCAGAATTTGGAGAACCTTTAGAACATGAAAACTTTATTTAACCCACCAGAATACTTTAACGAAGATTACTATGAACGTGGAGCAGAGACAGGTAAGTCTTTGTATTCTCACTATAGATGGATGCCTGAACTCACAATACCCATGGCACATCATATTGCTAAATACATGGATTTACATGAGAGTGAAAAAGTATTAGACTTTGGTTGTGCTAAAGGATTCACCGTCAAAGCATTACGTTTATTAGGATACAAAGCATTTGGTGTAGATGTATCACAATATGCATTTGATGAAATGGATGCAAAGACTGGTAAGTGGTGTGGTGTAATAGAACCACAAGAGCCACTAGTGTGTGCTGAGGGTGGGTATGACTGGATACTATGTAAAGATATATTAGAACATATACCCTACGATAAAATAGATGAACAATTAAAAGTATTATACAATGGTGGTAAAAGAGTGATGGCAATGATACCACTAGGTGATGGTGAAAAATATATTATAGATAGTTATGAATTAGATAAGTCACACTTTATAAGAGAAAGTCTACAATGGTGGCATGAGAAGTTTGAACAGGCTGGGTTTGATGTTGATATGAGTACATATGATATGGGACCGTTTAAGAAAAACTGGCAGTTTGAACCAGAAGGTAACATGTTAATTATTGCCAGTAGATGATAATATTAGGTTTATATTTTGGTCACAATGCCTCTGCTTGTGTATTACAAGACGGTAAGGTATTGATAAACTGGGAACTAGAACGTCATACAAGAATTAAACATGACTACGGTTATAATCAGGCATTTATAGACAAGACATTAGAACATTGTGGTATCACTATGAAAGATGTCGACCACATTGCATGTAATTATCCTATCACAATAATGAACTATTGTGCTAAACATGAAAAAGAAATGCCACCTTATTCTATACCAACAACAAAGGGTACTGAGTTTGCAAAGTTTGATAAAGGTTGGGCAGTAAATCATCATCTATGCCACATTGCAGGCGCCTACTATACAAGTCCATATGAAAGTGCTACAGTTTTTAGTTGGGACGGTGGTGGCGATAGTGAGAATAGTGCAAATGCAAAGGGTGTAGGAAATAAAATAGAAGAATATAAACCAGAAAAAAGAAACAATATTGCCGCTATGTGGTCATCATTGACGTTTAATAATTACAGAATGAAACGAGTACATGAGTGGGACCCTGGTAGTGGTGCAGGTAAGATTATGGGTTTGGCGAGTTATGGCACACCAAACTTAGACCTAGAAGCAAAACTACACCGAGACTTATCTGAGGCACCTAAACCACATTACTTTGACCCTAGAGCCAAAGCATTCAATGATTGTGAAGACATTTCTGATACAAAAAGATTTAGAAGTCAAAACGTGGCCGCAAGTTTACAACGATATACAACAGGTAAATTGATACAAGAGATTAATAATCTATATACTGGTAATCAAAATTTATGTTATGCAGGTGGTCTGGCATTGAATTGTATTGCCAATAGAGAGATAATTAAAAGAACAAACTTTACCAATTTACATGTACCTCCTTTCCCCAATGATTGTGGTTTGGCAATAGGTGCAGCTTTGTATGTGTATCATCATATACTAGACAATCCAAGAACACCATCATACTTTAGTCCATACACAGGACCAGATTACAACGTAGGCACACCAGATATAAAACGTGTTGCCAAAATGTTACGAGACAATAAGATAATATGTTACTATGAAGGCCGTAGTGAAAGTGGGCCACGAGCATTAGGACATAGAAGTATATTATGTAATCCGGCAATACCTCATGTACGAGACAAATTAAATGAACACGTTAAACATAGAGAATGGTATCGACCATATGCACCTATTATACTTGATAAGTATGCAAGTAAATATTTACTAGATTATAATGAATGGTCACCTTATATGCAGACAAGTGCTATAATCAAAGAAGAATATAGAGTAGATTTAGGTGGCGTTAATCATGTGGATAATACAACACGACCACAAATATTAAGAAAAGAACATAACGAAACACTATATAATATTATAGAAGAAAGTGGGTTACCGGCATTATTAAATACAAGTTTTAATTATCAGGAACCTATTGTAGAGACACCGGCACAAGCAATGCAAACATATATAAATATGGGTCATGTTGACGGATTAGTAATGGGAGAAGAAATATATGAAAGAAATACAAACTACATCTAAAATAGACCATGTTGTAAAGTGGATAAAAGACTATGCTTCAAAGCATAATTTTGATACACTAGTCATAGGCATATCTGGTGGTATAGATAGTGCTGTTACATCAACATTATGTGCAATGACTGGACTACGAACTATGCCTATTGTTATGTCTATTCGTAACAAAGATATATTGGCATTAGAACACACATGGTGGTTAGAAGAAAAATTTGAGAATGTAACTAAACGAGTTGTGAATTTAGAAAAAGTGTTCCACGAGTTTGAACATGCTAGTAATTATCTAGGTGCAGATAGTGAGTTGGCATTTGCCAATAGTCGTAGTAGATTACGAATGATGATGTTATATCAGGCTGCACAAAGTAACAATGGTTTAGTTGTAGGCACAGGCAACAAATGTGAAGATTTTGGTGTAGGTTTCTATACAAAGTACGGTGATGGTGGTGTAGATATATCACCTATTGCAGACCTATATAAGAGTGAAGTTTATCATATGGCAGAACATTTAGATATTCTAAAGAAGATTATGGATGCACCACCAACAGATGGTTTGTGGGAAGATGGTAGAACTGATGAACAACAACTAGGTTATAGTTATGATGATTTAGAAAAGGCGATGAAAGCAGATATAAGTGGTGAACTAGTTGAGGATCCACATCTTATAGAAGTGATGGAGAAGTTTAGAACAATGAGAGGAAAGAACAAACATAAAATGAGCATGCCACCAGTGTGCAGTATGGAGAAATTATGAAAGTAGGATTTATAGGACTTGGTAAATTAGGCAGAGACGCTGCTGAAGTATTAAATGAACAACATGATGTGACAGGGTATGACCCAAATGTAAATGTACCAGGATTATCTGGCACGTTACAAGAGGCATGTACAGATAAAGACATAGTATTGATTGCAGTACAAACGCCACATGACCCGGCATATGACGGTAAAGAACCTACAAGTCATTTACCACCCAAAGATTTTGATTATTCTTTTATACGGACTGCCGTACAAGATGTTGATAACTTAGTTGATGAGAATACATTGATTGTTGTTATCTCTACAATGTTACCTGGCACCGTAAGACGAGAGATTGCACCATTGATAAAGAATGGTAGATTTATATACAATCCTTATTTGATTGCTCAAGGCACCGTAAAATGGGACATGAGAAATCCAGAAATGATTATGATAGGCACAGAGGAAGGTGAAGCAAGTGATGACGCTGACTTACTCTATGATTTATATGACCCTATACTAGATAAAATTTGTAGATATGAAATAGGTACATGGGAAGAAATAGAAGCATTGAAAGTTTTCTATAATACTTTTATTTCTACTAAACTGGCATTAGTCAATATGATACAAGATGTGGCAGAGAACGTAGGTCATATGAATGTAGATGTAGTGACAAATGCATTGAAGAATAGCACACAAAGAATTATGGGACCTAGTTATATGAAAGCAGGGTTTGGTGACGGTGGTGGTTGCCATCCAAGAGATAACATAGCGCTAAGAGTATTGAACGACAGATACCAAATGGGTTATGATTTGTTTGACGCTATTATGAAAGCGAGAGAAGAACAAGCAGCCAATATGGCACGATATTGTTTAAAGTATAATATGCCAGTTGTTATTTTAGGTAAAGCATTTAAACCTGGTATTGACCAGACGGCAGGAAGTCCTTCTATGTTAGTTGGTTGGTATATTGAAAAACTAGGTAGTCAAAAAGTATATTATGATAAGATACCAGATGGTGGTGCTTATACTATACTGATACATGATAAGGGTATGATACCTGAAACATGGGATAATCCTGGTAGTTGTATCATTGACCCATATAGAGAACTTGAACCAGTCAAAAATCATACGGTGAAACATTATGGTAACTCTAACAGATAAAAGACTAGGCACTAACGTATTAGTACAGATAGTTAATCTGTGGCAAACAATACCACAAGACATTGTTAATGCACAAAAGGGTATTCAAGTGGCATATAATGCCTATATTGAATATCTCAATGCACGATTACATATGGTACGAGATAGAGATTGGAAAATAAATCTATCTATGGAGCCACATGGTGAGACGGAAGATAGATGGCTCAATCAACCATTCTTTGTAATGAAAGAAGGTGATACAAGAAGAAAATTTATACCAGCAGATGAATTAAGGTCATATGATAGAATTGTTATTTGTGGCCTGTGGCTGAAAGAACAAGTATTCCACGAGTTTCTAAAGTTAAAAAATGTCAATGATAATACTTTCATTGCACCAACACTATGTTTTCCACAAAAGTGGGGATATGATAAACATATTGAGAAACATTTTCATCAACGAGTATTGGCCAACGATTACATGTACCTATGACACAGATATTTGGCATACCTTATTGGAAGTATAAGATTGACCCTAAGTCATTTAGTACAGACATACTCAAAGACATAGAACATAATTATTCTATATCTAAGAACAGAAACAAATGGGATAAGGATTCTTATGTGAATAGTAATCTACACCATAGTAACAATGATAGAGGCAATAGTAAGTTTAAAGAAATAGAATACAAAACAATTGTCCCTATCTACAATAATATATTTACACGTTTTGTGAATGATTTAGAATTGACTGGTGGTAAATTTACTTGGTCATATCAGATATCTAATTATACGGCCATGACAGAAGGACAATACATGAGGTCACATAATCATATTGGCGATAGTGATTTTACTTGTATTCATTATTTAAAGTATAACAAGAACAAACATCAAGCCACCGTATTTCATAATTCACATACTTGGGGTAGAGACTATCAATATCTACGACCAACTTTCTATAAGAAGTTAGATATAAGAAACGAGAAGCATTCTTATCTATTACAATACTTTCAAATACCCACAGAACAAGGAGACTTTATCATTACACCATCAAGTGTGGTACATGAAGTACCTACTTTTAAGAGTGATGAATTACGAGTGACCTTGGTAATTAACTTATCAATAAAATAAATTGTTAAAGATTTGTTACATTAATATTACGACACATATATATAATAGAGTAACCAGGAGGCTTTATGTCTAAAGCATACTTTCAACAACTTTCAAAAAAGGTAATCAAAATGGAACTAGGTAATCCAGTAATAACAGCATTGGTAGGACTTGTTATATTCTATATAGGTCTAAAGATGTTTTCAGGTGGTATGAAATCTATGGGTAATTTAGAACATCTATCTTACTTCACAAATAATATAGTTTTCATGTTTTTTGGTGGTATTGTTATGACTTTGTTGTGGCAATCTTCATCATTATCAACAACGGCAATTATTGCCTTAGTCGCTTCTGGTGCCATACCATTACCAGCGGCTATAGCCTGTGTTCTGGGTGCCAATCTAGGAACGACAGGAACGATATGGTTGGCAGGATTATTAGTATCTGATGGTATGCCAAAAGGTGATACACTACGAATTGCTATTGCCCATACAGGGGTCAATCTATTCATGGCCGCTACATTATTGCCATGGGTGGGAGCAATTGCTAAATTTTTAACTAGAATTACATAGAACAAACTAAGAACAAATGAGGTGTTGCAAAAATACAACACCTCTAATCTATTAAGTTGTTGAAAAACAACACTTTTAATTTCACTTTTTTTTAATTTTTTTGTTGACTTTCAAGTCATTTTAGTGTATTGTATAAGAATAATAACAAAAAGGATACATTATGACAAAGAAAATTATATTATTTTATTTAGTATTTTCACTAATCCTTTGGTATGGGTTTTACCAATGGAATGAACAACTTGCATTGGCGGCTGTCTAATGTTTAATATAGTTTATACTAGAAGTTATTACGATAGAGAACACGAAGGTGGTCATTTTGATAACTCTTGGACGGTACTAAGAAGTGTACCTTACTCAAAGATAAGTGAATTTACACCGTACATTCTTGCTGAGAAAAAAGTAGAGTGTGACGCTTTCTATAAATTGAATGACGAAAACAGAATGTCCTATGATGAGATACAGATTGACAAAGACCAATGTTTTTCATCTAAGTGTTATATTATAGATGATGAGGACTATTTTAAAAAATACAAAGATGTATATGACTACACCTTTGATGAAGACTATTTTTATAACTATGGACAAGATTGTGAGTTCATGGTACAAAAAGATTATGGGAGAATATAATGATTGATTATTTAACGTTTATTGAAGAACTATACAAAATTAAAATGCAAGAGGAATCTGTTGATAATGTACTCACAAAATATGAGACATTGATTGCTGAACATGAAAAAGAGCACGCTCCTCAACAATAATTTTAGGCTTGACAATTACATCAAAATATGATAGGATATAGACAATGGCATTAATTTATACACATAACAGTTCGCCTCGTAAGTTCAAAAGAGTTATCAAAACTAAATCTTTTTACAAGGCAAAACAAGAACAAGACAAGTTATTGAAGTCTATGGGTATTGACCCTAACAGACGTTTAAGACGACCAAGAGTGTCTATACCCTTAGACCAAGTTGGCAAGTTAAAACGATATGCCCCTGTAGCTCAGCTGGAAGAGCAGTTGATTTGTAATCATCAGGCCGGGAGTTCAAATCTCTCCGGGGGCACCAAACCAGTTTCTAACGTTAAGTTAGAAGTAAGCAAGCAATATACTGTTGCACCTGCTTACAACAAAGGACCATCAATGGTGGTGGGACGTAAAGACATAAAAGATATAGGAAGGTAATACATTATGGCGAAGATGAACAAAAAAGAAATGATGGAGAATATGTTAACAATGCCTGATATTCTCAAAGAATTTCATTCATACAAAACAGGCAAACAGAAAGCAGCATACCTAAGAGAAATGGGTACGTTAAATCTACCACATGCTGTCAATTGGGAAAACTTGGCGCAGGCTCACGAAGGTAGTAGAAAATGGCCAGCGAAGAAAACAAACAAAGAAGATGATACTATTCTCAAAGATTATCTGGATCCTGTTGGTGAAACAGAAGCAGAAAAAGTATTAACAATGCAGGAAGTTGATGCGATACTTTAGTCTACCATTGTTACTGCTTACAATTAGTTGTGGTTCTATGAGTGATAGAACAATACATTCAACTGCCTTTGTTGACCACTTGAATAATATGCCATCTGGTAAATCTAGTTATTTACTATGGCATAATCCCAATACAGGTAACAAAGGTGATATCAAAGTTACTAGAAGTTATCTAGTAAAAGGTATTAAATGTGCTGACTATACAAGTACAGTTGATATACAAGATAGCTGGCCTATGATTGGCATAGGTTCGTTAGATAGAAGTACAGAACACGGTAAAGCATGTCAAATGCCTGACGGTAGATGGAAAATAGTTGAGAGGATGTTATGAATAGTCCAAGACCTATAATGTTAGTAATGACAATATCATTAATATTAGCAATTGTTTTGTTTAGTTACAAAGCAAAGGGTAATGAAAATCTTTATTGTGTTATAGAAGTTATCTATGATGAAAGTATGGAGAATGAAGTAAGTCGTAGAATGATATGCAGAGACGGTGAGTTACCAGGTCAACCTGGTTACTGGCAGATGTTTGCTTCTTTCTATTATAATGGTGTAAGTGTGCCTGAATACTGCCGTTATATTAAAGGTGAAAACCTTTTTAATATACCAAATAAGGTATGTTTAAATAATGATGGCACATGGAGGGACGAATGATTAAAATAATTTTTGGTATGATAATAGGTGGGTTTCTTATTTCAGCATATCCAGACATAGGAATTGATATAGTCAATTTCTTTATAAACACTTTAAAGGAGATATTACAATGAAAAATATAATGTTAATAATATTAATCTCTTTGTTTACTCTTAGTTGTGCTAAGACAGTTAAGATTGACCATGAGGGAGAAACCAAATCAGGTATGCTTGAAGAAGTACCTAAATGGTTTGTTGAGAAAGAAGGTAATAAAGGTCTTCTAAACAAGAAAGATAAGTTTTACCTATATGGTGTAGGTGTTGCAACAAGTCCTGACTTACAGTTAGCTATGGACAAAGCAACCATGATAGCAAAAGCAGACCTTGCTGATGTATTACATGGTGAAATGAACAAGAACGCTAGTGTCTTTATACAAGAGATAGGTGACGATGGTAATACTATTGTTTCCTCTGAAGCACAATCTACCATTGTTAATATGATAAAACAAACAAAGGTACAAGGTTGGGAACAATGGAAAATCTCTATCTCTATAACTAATACTGAACAGTATAGGGTGTATATGGGACTTCAATTACCACTAGGTGAGTATAACAAGTTGCAAGAGTTGATAAAAGCAGAGGCGAAAAAACATATAAATAGGGACATAGTAAAAAATAATGCTAAAACCGCCATTGATGAATTGACAGCGGTTGCAACGGAGTAAAATATGTATAAAGTGTTCACTAAACCCAATTGTGTATTTTGCACGAAAGCAAAGACATTGTTGGACAATCTTAATATGCCTTATGAGACTTACGGTTTAGGTCAATCAACAGAGGGAGAAGATAGTAAATATACCGTCACTATTGACCAAATGTTTGAAATGATAGGTAAGCAAGTAAGAAGTATGCCACAAATAATGATTGATGACAAGCACATTGGTGGTTATACTGATTTGAGAGAGTATCTAATAAACGAAGGAAAGATTAACTTTTCTGGAGAAATTGTTGAAAACCAAGAAAAAAGTCTTGGATAACCAACCCAGGACGGACAAAACCAAAGCGAGTGTAGTGTTATGACAGCGAAAATATTAGCGTTTCCAAGTGGAAAACAAATACCAGCTCTATCTAAAGAGCAGAAAGAACCTGTTTCTACACAGATAGAAAAACAGCAGACAAAGAAGTATGCTGACGCTGTGGCTGATGATATTATGATACAACTGATTGGCACATTACAAAACGAAGGTATGGATATAGGTCGTATTGACAAAGACGGACAGAAAACGTTTTTAGATGTAGGTATATTTATGGAAGCATTTAGAGGATTAATCTATAGAGAAGTGGACTTGAAACACCCTTTTCATTACGTCACAGATAAAATGATGTATGTAGAAAATCAAGGTAAGAAAAAATATTCTGTAATTGATTACTCTGGTAAAGAGATAGTCAGTAAAGAACAAGACATGGAAATAGAATTTGAAGGTGAGGAAATAGATAATGATATTGATAGATTACAGCCAGATAGCGATAAGTAATATCGCTGTACAATTGGCAATGAGTAAGGACAAAAATGTCCTCTCACCTAACATGGTACGCCACATGATACTTAATAGTATCCGTGGTTTTGTCCATAGATTTAAAAATGATTATCCAGGCGAAGTCATCCTTTGTATTGACGGACCGGCACCTTGGCGTAGAGATATCTTTGAACATTACAAAGCAAAACGTAGAGAAGGCAGAGATACAAGTAGCACAGATTGGGTAGAAGTGTTTGGTCTCATTCATACAATCAAAGAAGAAATCAAAGAAAATTTTCCATACAAAGTGGTACAATTAGACAATGTTGAGGCAGATGATATTATTGCCGTCATATGTAAAAAAGAACATAAGCAAAAGATATTAATTATATCTGGTGATAAAGACTTTCAACAACTACAGAAATATCCTAATATAACTCAATACTCACCTATACAAAAGAAATATGTTGAGACAGAAAATCCACAAGAGTATATTTGGGAACATATATTACGAGGTGATACGTCAGATGGTATTCCTAATTTCTTATCGCCAGATGACACTTTTGTAAATAAGATAAAACAAAAGCCAATTATGAAGAAAAAGTTGCAGTATTGGATTGAAACATTGATGAAAGGTGGTGACGCTAAAGACTTTTGCAACGAATATCATTTAAGAAATTTCCAACGTAATCAAAGACTAATAGACTTTGACTTTATACCTGACGAAAAGGAAGATGATATATATAACACATATAAGAATACTACTGTTGCAGGTCGTGGCAGTATTTTAACATACTTAATTAACAATGATATGAAAGAGTTAATTGGCAAAATAGAGGAGTTTTAAGATGGCTGATAATTATGCTTTATCTTACCACGAGATATTAATGAAAGTTAATAACAAGAAAGATAAACCAGGCAAACTAGAAGTATTGAGACGATATGATACAGAACAACTAAGAATGTTTTTAAAGGGAAGTTTTGACCCTAAGTGTGAGTGGTTACTACCAGAAGGTGCACCACCATATAAAGTGAATGAAGCACCAATAGGTACAGAACACACATGGTTAAAACAAGAAGTGAAAAGACTATTTCATTTATTAAAAGGTGGCAATCCACAATTAAATCAAATGAAAAGAGATAATATGTTTATACAAATCCTAGAAGGATTATCTGCTGAAGAAGCGCAGTTATTGATTGACGCTAAAGACAATGTCCTGAACAAGAAATACAAGGGATTAACAGCAAATTTGATAAAGGAAGCGTTTAATTGGGACGATAATTTTATGAGAAAAAACAATTAATTGATAACCTATTGAAATATAACACTTTTAATTTACCTTTTTTACTTGACAAATCGTTGTTTTTAGTCTATAGTATACCTATAATTAATAAAAAGGATACATTATGAAAATTAAAACTACTAAAAACAACTTATTGAAATATATCAATACACCGTTTGACGGACAAGATTATGAAACAGTTGCCAATCTTATTGGTGGCAATCAATTCATTGCTGCCGCTAACTTTATTGATAGATTAGATACAATGGTTAGAGATACAATGAAAATTGTTATTATGAAATCATGTCCTAAAATATCTTATGAAATGTTTGGGACTATTGAATTTTATGAAGGAGGTCAATAATGAGTAAAATGTCAAACTTAGCACTACTAAAAGAAGAAGAACTAATTGAAAACATGACGGAAGAACAGTACGAGGAGTACATGTTAGAGAAGGCAATAAATAGTCAATAGGAGGTCTTATGAAATACATTACTACTATATTAACTATACTAGGTCTATACTTTGTTATACTTGGCTGCAGTCCTAAACAGGACTGTACGGACGATGGTTGTGACGATTTTGGTGTAGATGAGATTACAATACCACCAATATTAGAAGGTGAAGAAATTAGAGGCGAACTTCAACTAGAACCTAAAATCATTACAGTAAATCACATTGTGAATACAAATGCCGGTAAAGATGTATTTGTTTATTCTTTATCTAATTGTATTGACCATATCTACAAAGATGTAGCGATAGAACAAAGAATACCTAAAGAATTAATTATTGCTCAAGCAGCGTTAGAGACTGGTTGGGGTAAAAGTAGATTTGCCAACGAAGGTAACAATCTATTTGGTATTCGCACATTTAACAAAGACGAAGATTGGTTATTACCAATTACATGGGACCAAGAAAAGTGGATTGGTTGGGGTGTAAAAGTGTATGAAACAAAATGTGATAGCGTAAGAGATTATGTACGAATACTTAATGAAGTATGGGCATATGAAGACTTTAGAGAAGTGAGACAAAACGGTGGTAATGTGTATCAATTAGCAGACACATTAACAAAGTATGCTTCTAAACCTACTTATACTAAATTAGTGAAGAATATTATCAAGCATAATATTGTAGGTGTATATGAACTCTAAAGAAAAACTATTTTGGCATAGAGTTGATACTCTTAAAGCATATCTAAAACAAGTAGAAA